ACCGTCGCCACGCTTCTCGTAGAGTTCGTGGACGCACATGAGGATCGCCGACTTCACGCGCTGCGGCACGGTCGTCGGATCGCCGTAGCCGGCCCACCACGTCACGGTGACGGCGTTCTGGTCGATCAAGTGGCTCGGCCAGGAACCAGCGTAGAGCGTGCGGATCGCCCCCGGCGTCGAGTCGCGGTCGATGCGGTACTCCGACGCCGAGAGCGTGGCCGTGCCGCCGGCCTCGCCCGTGACGTAGGTGATCGTCACGGCCGTCGCCGTGCCCGAGGCGATCATCGGCGGGCGGGGCAGTTCGATCTCGGCCGGGAAGGCGTCGAGCTTCATCACGAGTTGCTGCGTGACCAGAGCCCGGTCGATGTAGTCCTCGACCCACTCTCTCGCCGTCGTGATGTAGCCCTGAATCAGAGCATCGTCAGCGGACGCATCGACGCGGCAGTGGGCCTTGGCGTCCGCGAGCGACACGGGCTCCACGACCGGGCCGGTCGTGCGCTTGAGGCTGCGGTAGCGTCTCATTGCCGTCGTCGCTTTCTCGGTGTCACGTCGGCCGACTCGGCCGCCGGCTCCACGCTCGCCGTCTCGATCAGCGTCTGCTGGTCGTCCCTCACCTCGGTCGCGTACTCCCAAGCGATGAGGTTCAAGGCCAGCCGCTCAGGCACCTCGATCACCTCGCCGGGCTTGTAGGCACCGTGCGGCTTCGCCATTCGTATTTTCATTCTTCGCCTACCTTCCATGCAGACTTCGGCGGCTTCCGCGTCTCCTGCCATTCGTTGCAGTATTGGAAAACCGGCTGGCCGAGTTCCTGGCTAGGCCAAGTGATGACATACTCACCGTGCCCGATGCAGACCCGCGGCGTGATGTAGAGCCGGTTTCCGGCCGCCTTGAACTGCCGCCAGAAAGAGATGTCGGAATCGACCCGGCCCTCGCCCCAGCCGCCCTGCGGGTCGGGCGTTTCGTGGAACCAGGGTTTCGCCATCCGCCGCAGGGCGGCGGTCGAAATGATCGTGCAGCCGAAATGTGCTGTGTCCACCTGTTGCACGGGATGCCCGAACCACTCACGCGGCACCTGCGTCACGCCGCCCTCGGGCGGATTGTCCAGCGTGTCGAGCAGCGTCAGCATCGGACGCCCGTCCTCCCGCTTCGTCTGAATCGGAGCCAAGGCGTCGCACTGGAACGTCATGGCGAGAGCGAAAAGATGCTCGATGTTCTCCTTCGACACGAAAGAATCCATGTCCAGCGTGATGATGTATTCCGTGGTCGGCTCGAACTTCTCCAGCATCCGCGTGAGCACCTGGCTCCAGAACGCGCCCTGCCCCAGCGTCGGGCGGATGTGCAGCGGCATCATGGCTTCGATGAAGCCGAAGATGTTGATGAGCGGGCCGAACCTCGGCCCCGACAGAATCGCCTCGCACCGCACCTCGACCGACGAGCCGCCGACTTGCACGAGCATGGATTTTCCACTTTCCAGAAAATAGAAAACGGCGGGGAGGCACGATTGCCTTCCCCGCCGTCTACTGTGCTCGTCGTGTCAAGCGAATCAGCCGACCGCCTGGGAGCTCACGCCCTTGTCGGACGCTGACGCCGGGCCAGCCTCGCCCTTGCTCAGACGGCAGGTCGTGACGACGCCGCACGTCGAAGCCGGGGTCGCGTACACGGTGAGATACCGCTTCTTGCCCTTGAGGTCGATGTCGAACCGGTGGGCGTAGCCGACACCAGCGGTAGCCGTCACACCAGCAGCGACCGTGAAGTCGGTGCCGGCGACGAAGCCGCTGATGTTGGTCTGGCCCGACCCGCTCACGTCGCTCTGGGCCACCCGCAGCACGTTGGCTGCGGTCGTGGGGCCGCTGGCCGAGGTGAAGGGGGAGAACAGAACGTCGATCGACGCGTGGTTGAAGTTCAGCGTGTCGATCTCGAGCGAGTGGGTCGCGGTCAGGGCCACCGAAGTCTCGGCCTTGCTGACGCTCTTCGTAGCAGCAACGTGGTTCATGGGATCAGGGTTCTCCTGGGAAGGTGTCAGTATCAGCCGAACTTGAGGGCCACGACCGGGCCGGACTTGGTGGTCGAGCCGAGGTCATGCACGACCATCGCGTTGCGGGTCGTCGCGAAGGTGAGAGTCTGGTCGAGCTCGATGTACCGCTCGCTCGCGGTGCGGATCGAGATGGCCCGACGCTCGCCGAACGTGGCGGCCTGCGACAGATCGCCGAACAGGCAGGCCACCTTGCCGGTCGTGCCGGTGAGGGCCGACTCCAGCGAGTGAACCAGCCGCACCGGGTAGCCCAGGAACCGCTCGCCGAACCCGGTCGCCACGTCGCTCGTGCTGTTCCCGCCAGGGCCGCTCGACCCGCCGGGCAGCATCGCGAGCCGCAGCATCGCCGAGCCCCAGCCGGCCGGGCTGATGTAGAAGGCGGCGTTCCGGCGGGCGTAGAGCGGCAGCCGAGCGACCATGTCGGTGAAGTTCCCCATCGTCAGGGCACCGAAAGTCTGGTTGCTCGTCGCCGTCACGACCGACGCGGAGTAGGCCGACTTCACGATCTTCGTCGCGATGCCCTCGACGCCGTGGTAGGCCGAGGTGCCGTCACCGATGAAGCCCGCGTTGTCGAAGGCTTCGGCGTAAGCCTGGGCCACCTCGACCGCCATGGCGTCGGCCAGGTCGATGACCGAATCTTCGAGCAGCGAGTTCGGGACGCGGTTCGCCACGCCCCAAATCTTCGCGTTCAGTTCGATGTTGTCGAACGTCACGTCCGAAGCCGTCACCTCGACGTTCTCACCGACCGGGCGAGCGGCGAGGCCACCCGTCCGACGAGCGATCACGAGCGTGTCGCTGTTCATGTTGACGCGGCGAGCGTACTGCGGAAACGCGCCGTACTCCTCGACCAGGCGGATGATCTCGTTGCTCATCTCGGGGGAGACGAGCACGCCGCCGAGCGAGTTGACACCGCCGGCCTGGACGCGGCTCTCGACGCCGTGATCCTTGCACCACCGCCGGGCCTCGGCATCGCCGAACACGTGGCCCTTGATGTGCATACCGGCGCGGTACGCCGTCTCGGCGTCCTTGAACGCCCGCAGATTGTTGTGGGCCTTCGGCACGGCGTACTCGGTTCGCTTCTCCACGGCAGTCTCCTTGACCTCGGGGGTGTCGATGGCCTTGGCGGGAGCGGAACGCTCCAGCACGGCACGCAGTTCGGTGTTCTTCGCGGCGACCCGCTGCAGGAACTCGATCCGCTCGCGGAGCTTGTCGGCACGCTGCTCGAGCGAGCGGAGGGACGCCTCCTGCTCCTCGGTCATGGGGGCCGCCTCTTCGCCCTCGGGCGACTCAGTCGTCGCTTCCATCTCGGCGACAACGGCGGCGAGCTCGTCCAGCAGTGCCTTGATCTTGTCCACGGCGGAATCTCCTAGTGCGATTCGTGGCGACGCGGACGCATCGCCTACGGTCGAAACTAGGGTTCGCGGTGGGCACCCATGCAGATGCACGAGCGCGGGCAGTAAAAGACTCAGCCGACCTTGACGCGGCGAATCTCAGCCGCCGGGACGATGTGCTTGTCGGTGTTGCCGCACCGGCAGCGGAGGTATCGGGTCTGGTATTCGCCCGACCGCTGGCTCGATGCGACCACGAACTTGCCGCTCTTGCACAGCGGGCAAGAATCGCCGGATTTAGCGGCCATGCTTCCTCAGAACGTCGCGGTAGAACGCCGCACGGTTCGCGGCATATTCGCGGGCTTCGTCGTGCCGACGCCGCTCCTTGCGGAAGTGGTCGAACGACCGCTGGGCCACGGTCACGTCGGCATCGGGATAGGCGGGAAACGTGACCGGCCCAACGTCCAGCAACGAGTCGATGCGGGTGATCGTCCGCACGCTACGCCCGTCCTCGATAGCCCACGAGTCGCCGCCGCTCGGAACGGTGAAACTGAACGATGAGCCCTTGACGATCTGAGCCCGAATGTTGCTGGCGATGTCCCGCCCGTAGGTCGTGTCGGGAACGGGGAACTCATACCGCAGCCCGACCTCGTCCACGATCATCGACAGCGTGCCGGGGAACCGGGCCAGCGGGTAGTTGGCGTCGTGATTCCAGAGGGCCCGAGTCTCCAGCGGCTTCTTGCGGCCTCGCCGCTCCGAGACGATTCCGAACGCGGCCGGGTCGATCCGCTCGATGAAGTCGCCTAGGTCGAGCGAGTTGACGCCGAACTTCGCCGCGTAGCCGACGATGTATTCCCGCTCGCTGCCGTCCTCGGCACTGCGGCTCTCGACCGCTAGGAGCGGCACCGCCGACTCCACTTCGTCAATCGCCAGCGACCGTCGCTCGATGTTCATCGTCATGCTCCTTGCGTTCTCGTCTGCCGCCTCGATCTGCCGCGTCAACTTGCTTGCCCACGCCTGACCAGGGTCGCCACCCCACAGAGCCCACGCGATCCGGCCCGCACTCGGGAAGCCGTCTTGGTCGGGGCTCCATCCTTCGCCTTGCTTGTCCACCTCGTGCCGGGCGAAGTAGCTCGCCATCCGCTTCGCCGTCTCGGGGCTGATTGTCGTGCCGTTCGACAGGTCGCGTGCGCGGGCCACGCCGACTGCCGTGCCGCCGCGTCCGTACTCGCTTCGCCAATCGAGCCCCTTCTGTGCCTCACTCCTCACGCCAGCCGGGGGCGTGAAGTCGATGTGGTCGTACTTACTCGCCACGCTTCCGCCCCTTCCGCTTCGGCTTGCCGTAGGCGCTCTCCTCGACCGGCGGCGGCTCGGGCAGCGGGTCGATCTTCGTGAGCGTCGCCACCTTGTGACCGACTTGCGTCTCGGTCGCACGCCACCCGCCGGCCACCTCTTCGTAGAGCGTGATGAGGGC